CGTGGAGTTCTTGTAGGCACCTGCTAGGTGAGCGATGACCCAGGCGAACTGGTAGGTATTGAGTTCAGAGGTGGCGAACTCGGCCACCTGCTCCATCCCGTCTGCGTAGCAGCGGAAGACTTGGATGCAGAAACGGTCTGCCCAGTCAGAACTGCCGTAGGCAGGGTCTGCCCCGATGACGTAGTAGGCGTTGTCTACAGGCTCTTCCCAGACCTTCAGCACTCCCAACCGCTCCGTGCTCTTGAGGACTTCCGTGTCCTGAAAGAGAGAACCGAAGGCATAGCGGTAGTTGTCGGGCACTAGGAGCTTGGAAGCCTTGGCTGCTTCTGTACACCGGGATGTGGAGAAGAAGGAGGTGCCTGTCATCACGAAGGCATAGTCCTCCGTAGGTGGGAACTCCTGGTACATGAGCGCCTCGTCCTTGATGCCCTCGTGCATCTTCCAGCGCCACCAGGCCATCTGCCGGGAATTGATCTCAAAGTTGTACAGGCGCTTGATGTCCTTGTGCCACTCCTTCTCTTCAGGCGTCAGCTTGCCATCCCAGTACACCTTATAGATGTTGCTCTTGGCATCCACGCTGTAGAACTCGTTACGCCACCAGCCGCAGAAGATCGCACGCTGCGTCTTGGCCCTCTGCGCGGTCTTGTACATATCGTGGAACATATTGAACCCACGGGCTGTGGATTCAAACAAGTACAGCCGGTCAGGATTGTTCTCGGCTAGGGAAGCCAACAGTGACGCCAGACCTTCCTCGTCACCCCAGGAGCTTGTCTCCGTGCCGTGAAGGTAGGTTATGGCCTTGCCACGGCCCAGTGAACCTTTGGCTCTCAGACCTGCGACCTGATAGAACAGGCGACTTCTGTTCTTGAGGGACAACTGGTTCCTGTTGTGCCCTATTGCCGGAATCTTGAACTCCTTGGGCAAGCCATCCATGTACATGGACAGCGTAGTCCTGAACATATCCCTGTTCTCTTCCGTATCCGTCGTCAGCGTCCCCTGCAAACCCGGATGCGTGAAATGCCAATAAAGGTCTAGGGCTAGGGAGATAGTCGTAATCCCAAGCTGCCGACCCTTCAAGATCACAAAGAAGTGCACATCCTCAGCCAATCCTTTTGCAATCTCATCCATCACATATGTCTGAGTGCCCAGAAGATTGTCCATCTTCCGCAAACCCTGCTCCTTAGTCTCAATCTTGAGTTCAGAGCAAAAGCTGTAGAACTTGGCTAAATCAAATTTCATTAAGGCTTTTCCAATACCCAATCCGCTATTGCCAGCGCCACCCTCCTGTTACGGGCAACCCTCAACAACTCTTCCCACACGATGGGCGGGTACTCCCGTTTCCACCTATTCACCAACTTAATCTTCTGCGACTTCCTAATGCACAGTAGCGCAGCCCTGGTTTCCCGCTGCAGCCGCACCCGAGATTCGTAAAGCTGCATCTGAATATCCCGATATGTATCCGTCCCTGGCTGCATCCTCAATCCTGTCCATCAACTGCCTGACCAGCATAGAGGCCATAAACAGGCGAGCATCCATCACCTCCAGCTCAGCCCTCAACTCATCCTCTTCCATCCACAACCTGTCAGCGTTCATTCCCGCCTCCTATTCCACCCTCCATACCCTCAGCATCTCACCCTCACTCCTGGCCACAAACTTCTGACCCAACCGCTTCCCAGCCCTGTAATTCGCATTCAACACCTTGGCCCTGTGCTCCACAGGCACCACAAACGAGTCCCCCACATCCATCTCCCCATACGGGTACGCAAACACCACACGAGGCTTGGGAAGATCAACACCCTTGCTGACCTCTATCGCAGTTATCGTCATCTCTAACCCTCTACAAGTAACCACATCATACGAACAAAAAAAGGGCTACGCAAGGTAGCCCTAATCGAAGGAGAGATGCCAACTGCTGTTGGCCCCATAAATGTACTTTTTTTTTGGGAAGGAGAGATGTTGGGGTCACGCCAAACCCAACCCTCCGACCCAACTGCCTGGACTCTCTTTGTGTGTCTGCTGCGCAACACAGGGATGGTGACCAGTCCCGAACCCTGCCGTGCCTACTCATGCACACGCCCACTCCCCGCGTGGTCTGAACAGGGATGGTGGCCCTGGCCCCAATATTGCAGTGGCCCGGAGCACGGTAAGTGAGAATCACTCTCACTCCCATTCAATCCGTGCAGTCTCTTGAGTACATAAAGGGAACATACTCAATACACTTATTGTACAGAGCCTTACGTATAGTGTACTAAAGAGCAGGGTCTTTACACAAGCACTTGACACTCTCGCAGTACTCATCCTATCATCATGTCACCTTATCACTTGATAGGGCAACTAGATGGAGTCTGTGACCATGCAACGTTTCGATCACTCTGATTTTGCGTCTCATCCCGGCAAATACCAGCTGTTCCGCACAGCCAAGGTTGCGATGAACGTTTACACCTTAGATGGTGAGTCTGACCTTGAGGCAGGTCAGTACGTAGCCGTGAAGCACATTCGCAACGCTTGGAACGGCTTGCGCCGCCGGGAGGAACCCGTCTATAGCATCACACACAGCGGCAAGGTTTGGGGCGTGATGTTCGCCAGCACCTTGTGTGATTTCTGTCTGTAACCCCTACCTTCGGAGTCTGTGACCATGCGATTAAATCTCTCCTCCTCTCCTGAACTTGCACGTATCGTGCGTGCAGCTGACAACAGCTACCGCAAGCGGGAAGCATCCCTGCAGGTACGTGAGACTGTCTGTCTGTCCGGCACATACTGGGATGGCGGTAGTCGGTCTACCTACGTAGCTGTTGACCTGGTGACTCTGCGTAGTTCTGCTGCTGAGCAGTTTGCACCTGGTGCTTTCGGAGGGCCGGCTGCTGCTCCGATGGTGCGTATCCCTGAGGGTATCGCCATTGTGCAGACTGGCGTGTTCTGCGGTAAGACTGCGAACGCTACCGTCTACATAAATCCAGTCAACGCAGCGAAGCTGCTTCCTGCCTAACCCTAACTTCGGAGTCTGTGACCATGAACACCTTATCTCATCCCACCCCCGTCCTTGTCCGTCCCGGTTACCGTGAGCAGGACGACTGGCGTGAAGCACTCGGGCCTAGTGTGCCGCTGCGTGCGTTTGCCACCTTTTCCGACTCTCTGGACGCACCTGACGTGCTCCCTGCTGGTGGGATGCGTTCCTGCAATCTCACGCTGTCCACCCTTATCGTGACGTTTAGGGGCTAGATTTCACCCACCTAGGGCATCTGATGGTGCCCTATAGGGTGCAATCCCGCACCATCACCTGGAGTCTGTGACCATGAACGACACAACCTGCAACGGCTGGACGAACTACGCAACCTGGAGGGTCAACCTTGAGGTCTTTGACGGGTTCGACCCTCGGGAATATTTCCTGGACGGCAATGATGAGGTAGACACGGCTGAGCTGGCCGACAACCTCAAGCAATGGGCTGATGACATCATCATCGGTGGCAGTGAAGGCCTGGTGGCCGACTACGCACGGGCCTTCCTGTCTGACGTGGATTGGCATGAGATTGCGCGGCACATGATTGCCGACTATCTTGAAGCCTGAGAACCCTCCCCCAGTCTGGCCCTTCCCTACATGGAAGGGTCAACCCTACAAACCTCCGCAGCGGGAACCCTTCGATCCCTCGAAAGCCCCTGCTGCCCCTTTTTAAGCGATTGGAGCCGTTATGCCACGTTACCGCTACCGACCCCTTGATGAAGCTGTGGAAGAGCGCAGGAGGGCCTGTATGGGCTTCCTGGCGGCATTCCTGCTGGCCATGTCCATCTTTTTACCGTTTGCCCTGTTTTGGGCAGGAGTCTGGCAATGAATCGAGAACAAACACCAGAAAGCATGAGGCTAGATGCTCTGTTCCGCATCAGCTGCGTGATCCTGAACCATTCAGACAAGTGGGGGCCGGAGGATGAAAACATGGAGCACCTGGTGCACGCCATGTACCTGCTATCCCTGGCCTACCTGCGGGAAAGGAGGTTGGTGTGAAAGAGGACTGGCCCACCACGCGCAGGTTCCCGCGCACGCAGGAAGAAGCATTCAGGGATGCGGACTACGCCAGTCCCCTGCACCATCCCCCTAAACGGGTGGATGAGGGCTGGGTATGGGTGGCAATAGCCTTCGTGCTTGCATTCCTTTTCGCCCTGCTCTAAGATTCGCCCCGTTGGTGTCGAACCCAACGGATGAGGCCCCTAACTCATGCTTCTGCCCCAGCCACTACTGGGGGTTCGACCAGGAGCAGCAGTTAGGGGCTTTTTCGTTGGTGGAGCTGACCGGGGCTTTCATCCAGCCCTTGAGAATGTAGACGCGACAGACTCAGATAAACGTGGTGAATCCTCCTTGTGTCTCCTGGGTGAGCATCCCTCGGGGCAGTGAAAAGGGGAGCGGTCAAGGACGCTGTGCGTAGATAGCCGTTAACCTAGATAAACGAGAGCGTCCTTGTCCTGTGGACAAGTTATCCACAGGTGACTGTTCGGATGCCTGTGCTATGTCTGAAAAGAAATAAGCACAGGAAATGCAAGTCGAGCGCGGCCTGGTCGCTTGGGGCTAGGCCGCTCGACCTTAACTGAAAGGCCCCAGAAGTGATTAAAACCCTAGATGAAAG